AGATAGCGGAATTAACATCCTATAAATAGCAGTAGGAAACACTTGGTTTAATTAGTAATGGGTCAACTATTTGGCTTTCAAATTAATCGCAAGGCTGAGAAGAAAGGACAATCACCAGTACCTCCTCTCGCTGACGAACCAGTCTCTATTGCAGCTGGCGGTTACTTTGGGACATACGTAGATACAGATGCCACCGCAAGGAATGAGTACGAGCTAATCCGTAGATATAGGGATATGGCTCTTCATCCTGAGGTGGATTCTGCTGTTGATGAGATCGTGAATGAGTTTGTTGTTAGTGATAATAACGATACTTGTGTGGACATCAATCTAGAAAATTTAGATATTGGAATGGGGGTCAAGAAAAAGATCCGTGATGAGTTTGATTATATCAAACGATTGATGAATTTTGATAACCGAGCACATGAAATTATTCGTTCGTGGTATATTGACGGACGAATTTTTTATCATAAGGTAGTAGATTTAGATAGACCAAAAGACGGTATTCTTGAGTTGAGATATATTGACGCACTCAAGATGCGTAAGGTCAGACAAAAATTAGGAAAACTTGGTAGTCCTCCTGATGCTCAATTAGCAAAGTCAGTTCAGGGAACTGCACTTGAAATGGAGTGGGGTAACTACATTGATTATTATTTGTACAACCCAAGGGGATATTTAAGGGGTGGTGCAATGGGACCAGTGGGAGATATGTCCAACTCCCAAGGAATTAAGATGGCAGTTGATTCAGTTGCTTTCTGTTCTTCAGGCCTACAAGATTTAAACAAGAGAATGCACTTGAGCTTTATGCACAAGGCAATCAAATCACTTAATCAATTGAGAATGATTGAGGATGCTCTTGTCATCTATAGATTATCTCGTGCTCCTGAACGTAGAATATTCTACATTGATGTTGGTAACTTACCTAAGATTAAAGCGGAACAGTATCTACGTGATGTCATGTCTCGCTACAGAAACAAACTAGTTTACGATGCTAGTACTGGTGAGATTCGTGATGACAAAAAGCACATGAGTATGCTAGAGGATTTCTGGTTACCTCGTAGAGAGGGTGGTCGTGGAACTGAGATCACCACCTTGCCTGGTGGACAGAATCTAGGAGAACTCAAGGATGTTGAGTACTTTAGGAAGAAGTTATATAATTCTCTCAACCTTCCTCCTTCCCGTCTCACAGACGATAACAAGGGATTCAACCTTGGAAAAACAACAGAAGTATTACGTGATGAACTTAAGTTTACCAAGTTCATTGGAAGAATGCGTAAGAGATTTGGAGAGTTATTCCATGACATCGTTAAAACTCAATTGATTCTTAAGGGAGTAATTTCTCCTGAAGATTGGGATGATATGAAGGAGCATATTCAATATGACTTCCTCTTTGATAATCATTTCAATGAATTAAAAGAAAAAGAATTGATGTTGCAACGTGTCAATCTTGCAACTCAAATGGATGTGTTTGTTGGTAAATATTATTCTATAGAATATATTCGCAAGACTATTCTTGAGCAGACTGAAAAAGAATACAGAGAAATTGACAAGCAGATGCAGAAGGAGATTGATAAAGGTCTTGCACTTGATCCAATCAATGTCACTCAGATGGATCAGATGGATCGTATGAATCAAGCATATGCTCCAGAGATTGCATCACAACAGCAAGATGATCAGGCACAACTAGATCAAGCAGCTGCGGATGATGCTCATCAAAAACAATTGCAATTGATGAAAGCTCAACCTAAACCTACTAGTAATACTAAATAATTAATTATTATGACTGAAGATGTAAAAATTGATCAGGCTAATCCTGATCCTGGAGTAATGGATGTTGTGAAGGCTGTTGCAGATAACCAACGTGCTAATGCAATTGATGCTTTACAAGATTTACTCTATGCAAGATCAAGTGATGCTATCGGTGATTATAAAAAAACCGTAGCAAAAACATTTTTTGATGAACCAGTAGCGGATACACCAGAGGAACCTTCCAATGAAACTGATAACGGAAACAATTGAAAATGTAGAGGTCATTACCGAAGGTAAAGGTGATGATAAAAAACTGTACATAGAAGGAGTATTCCTTCAGTCAGAAATCAAGAATCGCAATGGACGTATGTATCCATTCTCAGTTCTTGAAAAGGAAGTTCAACGTTACAATGAAGAGTATGTTAAAACTAGCCGTGCTCTTGGCGAGCTTGGTCACCCTGACGGTCCTACTGTCAACCTTGACCGAGTATCCCACAGAATTACCTCGCTACGGGCAGAGGGTAACAACTTCATAGGTAAAGCACAAATTTTATCTACACCTAATGGTAATATTGCTAAGGCATTATTAGAGGAAGGTGTAAAATTAGGTGTTTCATCTAGAGGAATGGGTTCAATTGATAAACGTGAAGACTGTGGCGTAGTCATGGATGACTTCATGTTAGCAACAGCAGCAGATATTGTTGCTGATCCTTCCGCACCTGATGCTTTCGTGAATGGAATCATGGAAGGCAAAGAGTGGGCCTGGGATAATGGCATCCTGAAGGAGACAAAGGTTGCTAAATACCAGCGTTACATGGATAACGCTACACGCAAAAACTTAGAGGAAAGAACACTTCAAGTGTTCAATGACTTCCTCACAGGTTTATGATTCTATAAATAACTAGAGATATTTCAACATTTACGGGAAGACTAATGATGTCAAATGTATTAAACGAGAAGTTTGAGGAATTCGCTACCGAACAGGCTGATGTTCTCAAAGAATATCAAGATCCTATGCCAACAGTTACTGCTACAGTAATTCCTGGAACTGGTTCCGAAAACCCAACAGTATCGGGTGACCCTCAACAAGGTTCAAGCGGAAAGGATGAACCATCAGGTTCTGATCCTAAAGTTGATCCTAGCGTGGCCAGTGGTCAGTCTAGAAATGACTTGGGTGGATCCCAGTCTAAACCTCTTCACCAAAATAAGGAAGAAGGTGAAGATAATCCTGGCGCTAAAGCAGCTGCTCCTGTTTCACAGGATTCCAGCGAAACATCTTCATCTGGTAAAGGTGGTGATGAAGCAGGTGCTAATTCCCTAGGTGCTGAAGTAACTCATGGAACGTCAAAAGGTCCAGATGTGCAATATCCAATCAAACCTTCCTTTGAATCCGTAGATGTATCTGATGACGTTAAAGCCCTCCTAGAGGGAACCGAACTCTCTGAAGAGTTTGCCGAGAAAGCAAAGACTATCTTTGAAGCTGCTATCAAGGCAAAACTTGCAGAAGAGCATGACAAGATTGTAGAACACTTTGCCAAAGAAACATTAGACAAGATTGAAGTTGCGAAAGCAGATCTTGCTGAAGATGTTAATGGTACAGTGAACTACGCCGTGACACAATGGCTAGAAGAGAATCAATTAGCTGTTGACACTGGCATAAAGAATGAGATTACAGAAGACTTCATTGCAGGTCTGAAGAATCTCTTTGAAGAGCACTACATTTCTATCCCTGACGACAAAGTTGACACGGTAGAAAGTATGGCTGAACAAATTCGTGAGATGGAAACTCGCCTTGACGAACAGGTTAAGGATAATGTGAAACTTCAATCCCGTCTAAATGAGACTGCAAAAACAAATATTCTGAACACAGTTTCAGAAGGATTGGCAGATACTCAGAAGGACAAACTCAGCAAACTTGCTGAAGCAGTTGACTTTGTATCAGAGGAAGACTTTACTAAGAAGGTAACAACCTTTAAGGAAGCATATTTCTCAGAGAAGAAAGCTGTAGCAACCTCAGAAGTTGCTGATGAAACTCCAGTTGACGGAGTAGAAGCACCAAGCACAAATCCAGCAATGGATGCTTATGCTGCTGCACTAGCTCGCTGGAAATAGATAATCAACAAACTAACTTTAAAAGAGAGATTAAACAAATGTTTAACGCAAAAGCTCTCACAGAAAAGTGGTCACCTGTTCTGAATCATGAAGGCACACAAGCCATCAAAGATAATTACAAGAAATCAGTTACCGCTGTTCTGTTAGAGAACCAAGAAAGATTCCTACGTGAAGAGCGTGGAATGATTAACGAAGCTGGTGGAGCTGGTGGAAACGCTGCTGGTGCTATCGGTGTTAATGCACTATCTGGTTCTGGTTTAGATACCAAAACTGGTGGACTTGCTGGATTTGACCCTGTTCTAATCAGCTTGATCCGTCGTGCAATGCCTAACCTAGTTGCATACGATATCTGCGGCGTTCAGCCAATGAGTGGTCCTACTGGACTTATCTTCGCAATGAAGGCTCACTACGAGACTAAGGCAGGTAACGAAGCATTATTTAACGAAGCAGACAGCAATTTCTCTGCTGGATCAGATGCTACTGCTAATGCTTACAACCAGTCTACAGATCCTACTGCTGGATCTAACCCAGGACTTCTTAACGACGCTACTGGTGGTGGTACAACTGCTGGTAATTATGAGCGTGGTGTTACACCAATGGCTCGTAACGTTGCAGAAGGTCTAGGAGAAGCAGGAACATTGTTCCGTGAGATGTCCTTCAGCATTGAGAAGACTGCTGTGACCGCTGAGTCCAGAGCCCTCAAGGCAGAGTACACTCTAGAACTTGCCCAAGACTTGAAAGCAATCCACGGATTAGATGCAGAGCAAGAACTTGCTAACATCTTGTCTAGTGAGATCCTTGCTGAAATCAACCGTGAAGTTGTAAGAACAGTTTACACAGTTGCTAAGTCTGGAGCACAGAACAACGTTGCTAACGCTGGTGTATTTGACCTAGACGTAGACAGTAATGGAAGATGGTCAGTTGAGAAATTCAAAGGCCTTATGTTCCAAGTTGAAAGAGACGCTAACGCAATCGCACAGCAAACTCGTCGTGGAAAGGGGAACTTCATCATCACTTCTGCTGATGTAGCTTCTGCTCTTGCCATGTCTGGTACTCTTGATTACTCTTCAGGTCTAACTGGATCTGGTGGACCTTCCATCGGTGAAGTTGATGACACAGGTAATCTACTTGTTGGAACAATTAACGGACGTATTAAGGTATTCGTTGATCCTTATTCTGCTAACGTAAGTGATACTCACTACTATGTTGTTGGATACAAAGGTTCTTCACCTTATGACGCAGGACTATTCTACTGCCCATATGTACCTCTACAAATGGTCAGATCAATTGGTCCAGATACATTCCAACCCAAAATTGGATTTAAGACTCGTTACGGTATGGTTGCTAACCCATTCGTTGTTAAAGCGAACGGTACTCCTGATGCTCAAGATCTTGGCGCAGGACTTAACCAGTACTACAGACGTGTACGTGTTGCAAATCTTATGTGATCTATGGTCACGATATCAAATCAAAGGGAACCTTCGGGTTCCCTTTTTTGTTTAAATAGGGTATAATAAATTACAACGTCTTGTTGATTATGAATGGTAGACTATCTAAAGTTGACATGACAGCAAGACTGTTGAAACTTAAAAAAGATATAGATAATAAGATGGCTTGGCCTAAGTGGTCTCCTACAGAAAGGTGGGCAGCACAGCAGGCTCTAAATAGTGCATTGGACATATTAGACGAATACCATTACTAATGTTAGAGAAGATACTACTCTTCGCTTCACCCATAGTATCTGCTGCTACCATTGCTACAGTTATAACGGTTAATAGTTGGAAGAAAAAGAAACCACCAAAGATCAACATCACTTGGGATGATGATGACGATGATGATTACACAGGAGGTCCAGGTGAAGGACCATATTGGTGGTATACTAAATAAGATATA